CCTCCAGCGATGCTAAATCAAGTTCGGCGACTTTTAACCAAAAGGTGGTCTGCGCGCCGGTGCGCAGAACAAACACCCTACAAACACATAAAACATGCCTTCACACGATACAAAAGAAAACACACTTGACTACTGGCCAGACCCAGAAGATACATTTGATCGATTCACGCACTCAGCTGCGTCTGCTATAGAAGGATCTCCGCGCCTACAGGGTATTGGGATCCATGCACGCGCAGCCGGGGTTGCGACAAATGAGTTTGCGAACCGAGATCACGGTCGAACATACATTGATGGGTTATCATCAATGTTGTCACCGATTGTGGACTGGATCTCGCCCCCCCATTCGAATCGACGTCCTGTACCTCTTCCTCTTGTTGGAATAGAGACCAATCCTGGACCTGCTACAAAGAGCAAACCAGTGATGCCTCCCCCTCTGGCAAAACTGGCCCAGGAGATCAAGCAAATTGAAAAGGCTGTGCATGTTGGCAACAAGAAGAAAATAAATTCACAACCCCACAAAGCAAACCAGAGCGACAACGCACCAGCAGCTCATTCCAAGGGCTTTAGGACCGGCAAACCAAAAATCCGTCGGACAGGGACTGACTCAGTGTACATTGAACACACTGAACTCATTACCTCTGTCACCGGATCGGTGGGCTGGACTACAAACCAATACGCAATGCAGCCTGGTATGTCATCAGTGTTCACGTGGTTGAGCACTCAGACGAGTGGATGGGAGCGTTACAAGTTTAAATACTTGCGTGCTCACTATACCACCCGTACTGGATCCAACACTCCCGGGACACTGATGCTAATCCCTGACTATGACCCGTCTGATACTGCCCCCGTCAATGAGACTGAGGCGTCCTCATTCTTTGGCTCGTCGAATGACGCGCCATGGAAGGATGTCACAGTAGATTTTGATATGAGGCATAGTAAGCCGTACTTCGTACGACAGGGCCCGTTAGCGGCTAATCAGGACTTAAAAGAGACCGATTATGCTACGCTAACTATTGCCACTCAGGACGGTACTGCTGTTGGGTGGGGGAAGGTATATTTGGAATACGGAGTGGAACTCATTCAATCTCAGGCGGTTATTCCATCGGGTATTGGTGGCTACATCAATAGCGGTGGCAGTGTATCTGCGACGAAAATGTTTGGGACAACGCCAACGACGGTACCAGGTTCATATATGGTTACCAAAGTCGACGGTATCGGTCTACAACAACAGGTTCAGTTTCAGAACCTAAAGTCTGGGAACGAGTACTTACTCACAGTATACGCGACGGGTACCACGTACACCCAAGTCACACTAACGCATACAGGCATGACGCTGAAGTCAAATGTCCTGAACGTGGTGTTGGCAGGTTCTACGGGTAACATCATCGTGCATACGGTGGTAGCCACTTCCAACATAAATACTTTAGATATTGCTATCTTTGCCGCCACGGTCACGGGCGTACAGGTTCTCCTGTGCCCCTTCTCCCAAGGACCAATGTAGTTTGTACCTTGGCCACATTACAACCACGCCCCTGAACTCCATGTACAGGGCGCTTGACGAAACATGGAACAAGCACGCTACACGAATTTTGAACATCTACAATGTCTCTCGGATCAAACGCTATCATCTTGAAACACACATTGGGTATGGATTTAACAACAGCATATCGGTTGCTGGGAGCACCAGACGCAACCTTGAATGAACGGGAACGTGCAGTGAAAATAAAATTATTATCGGTTCTTGGTAGAAAATCGGCTACCATAGACACAGGCGGTGCGGGCCTTGTGAAGATCCCTGACCATCCACAGAATCCGAAAGGGTGGGACGACAAAACGGTAGTGGCTGCGGTGAAGCGGGCAGGTTTTAAAGTCGTGAATTCAATTCCAGACATGCGTCCGGGACATGAAGACGCGGTTTATACCTCTCAGTTTTCCAACCCTGTCCTACCAATTGAGAAGGTTGTCCTTGGTCAGGTGCTCCAAGCTGGTAAATTTTATAAAAGGTTTCAGAAGGAAATCTCTATGCTGCTAATAAAAGCATCTGCTTTTATGGTGTCTGGAGGGACTCAGGCTGGATTCTTTGCCCGTATAACTTCCGGGTTTGCACAAGAAGTCACATGTGAACTGCCAGAGTGGGTGTCAGCTGAACTAGTAGATGCTGCTAATGTTTTTCTTCCGTGGAAACATAATAAACACACCAGCTTGTCAGAGGAGGGGCGCGCGAACTTAGAGTATTCACCAAATCTGGTGGCTTCTTACGGTTTGCCGTATCCGGAATTCACAAAACGGGACTACATACCCGTTGGTGATAAAGGGGAAGAGAAAGCGGCGATAATGTTAATGTATGAAGAGGCTGAAGAGATCCTCAGGGAGTTGGTGAAGGGTGAGCAATCGTTTGCTGCCTGGACTGCCAAACCTCGGGGACGGGCTTTTATGGCGGTGCAACTCAAGAACAAGGTGGAATTGATCGCTCGCGAGAAGTGGGATATCAAGGTTAGGCCATATGGCAATTATTCAGCGCCATTAGCTTACTTGTACTCACAATTGTGGGCGGCCTATTCATCCGGTGTTGAGATGGCACACGAGGAAAACCAATCAATATCATTAATAGGACTGTCGTGGATCGGTGGGGGAGGAATGAAGATATATAGACTCATCAAGTCTGTGAAACCTGGCCAAGCTAGGTTCACCTCATATGCTGATGATTTCTTTGTCATTGTTCGTACCTTGGATGATAAGACATATCTCTTTTTCTTTGACATCAAACAAATGGACACATCCATCACAATTGTGATTGGAGCGGTCGCGGCAGCGCTTGCGCAGTCTCGGCTCACGGATGAAGGGCGGCAACCAGAACATTTTCCAAATGATTTTCGTTTTGTATTGGCAGCGTGGAAGTATAGTGCTTTCCGGCCAGAGGTTGTATTCGCGAAAGGAGTAGTCGGCAGACCAACGTCGACCCACCTCATCTCCGGTGTGCCAGGGACCTCAAGGGTGGATGAAGTTGCATCATTTATCATCTGTGCAGACAACATTCTCGAGGGAACCTTCCATGACGTGGCTGATCTAGATGATCTTAAGACACGAATTCCAATTTTTGTATCACGGACAAAACGCCTTGGCTTTGTGGTGCATGAAGAAACATTGGATCCACAGGAATTCCATGATGGAGAGACTGTGGTTGGACCAATACTCGGGCAATCCTTATATTATGATTTGGATGCAAAAGAGTACTTTCCTGGCCCTCAGAAGCCTGAACGATGCATAGCATCACTCATCTATCCGAAGAAACAGATATCCAAGCCAAAGGATCGCATTGCTTATGCAATGATTGTATCGTATGGGATTGCTGTAGGCGCGGCGGCAGCACATGAGGTGATCTATGAAGCGTGTAAGGCCATATGGGAATACGGTCGGGACCAGGGGATCATACCAGATATTGGGGTTATGGGTGATCAGATGGAGGTGGGGTTTGAGACGATGGATTATGTAAGCATGGTGTTTGATGAGGAGGGCGAGACGAAGCCTTTTCCGGAACGACAAGCGTTCAAAGACATGATGTTCACTACCTATAATCCAGCTCAGATAGTCCACACCACAATCCCGTTGGATGTTTTGGATGACATCGAACAAAAGATCGGCTCAATCAGCCTTTCTACAGATTGGGGGGATATGGAAGAGTTGGCAGCACTGAAGAAGTTGGCTGCTGGTGTTGTGTCGGTAGATGCTACAAAAGGGCCTAAGGCTGATGTGGAGCGCATGGGGATATATATTCCAATGAGTGACCTCACATCTCCGCCGGGTAAGCGACCAGAAGATCCTGAAATAAGGAAGAAAAAGGATGAGGCATTCGCCCTCAAGATCGCTAACCAGAAGCTAGCAAAAGCAACAGCACTAAACATGGGCGAGAAGGTTAAGGCTAAGGATAAGAAGCAGATTTATCAGAAGAAGTTTGCGGACTATGACAAACAGCAGAGAGATCCCGCACATGATCACAAACACGTTGAGCTCACACTCCCAGAAGCAGAGGAAGCGGCTGAGGAACAAGCAAGGAAAGCGGCAGGTGCACCATCTGAGCGCGCCAAGCAGTTTCTCATTCGCCGAATCACCGCACTGGAAGATCGTATGAACGACGTAACTCAAACCCTCAGTGAAGAAGATAGAGACAACATCATTAAGGAGGTCATGCAAATTGACAAACAACTCCAAAGAATATAAGGTTGTCAGGCCGGAGGCTATGTATTTGGTCAATACAACGCTTAGGCCGCAATAAAGACCCGGGGGGTTCCTCCCAGTGATCCCAAGAGATGAACTTGTGTAGGGAAGCGAAAGTAGGCATAACGAAATGAGTATGCTACGTTCGCTTTGTAGAAACCCTCTGTCACACCTTGACTTAACAACCCTTGGTGGTAGACAGGGGCATACTACATGCCGAGTGGATAT